AATATGGTCCTTGTTTGAAAGAGCAGAGTCAGGACATCGTAAACAATGGGAATTTATAAACCAAAAGGGTGCCGATTTCGCTAATGATAATCAGTTATCTCAAGCAGAGAAGACTGCATTAGAAGAACAAGGTATGCCTACCTTTACTATAAACAGGATTACTCCTGTAGTAGAGATGTTAAATTTTTATGCTACTGCCAATAATCCAAGATGGCAAGCTATAGGGACTGACGGTAGTGATATTGATGTGGCCGCTGTATTTTCTGATATAGCTGACTATATATGGTATGAAAGTGATGGCTCTTCATTGCTATCTAACGCTATAAATGATTCTATTACAAAGTCTATTGGGTGGTTATTACTTACAGTAGATGCTGATAAAGATAGAGGACTTGGCGAAGTTGTTATAGAGCAGCCAGACCCTTTTGATATATTTGTAGATGAGAAATCTCGTGATATACTATTTAGAGATGCTTCATTTATTATGGTTCGCAAGATTTTACCTAAAGCGCATCTAAAACAAAAGTTCCCTGATTCATCAAGAAAGATAAATAACGCTAGTGCTAGACATGGCCATGATAGAAACTATTCAGAAAAAGCTTATGATGATACACAATCAGATTTTTCTTATAAAGATATAATCTCTGGGGGGACTGGAAGTCTCGATGGAGGCTCTTTTGCTGGTGTTGATGCTGCTGGGAATACAGTTACCGCAGGCACTACTATGAAAGGGTCTATTGCTCAAGATAATGATGGCAATACTTTAATGGAATACTTTGAAGTGTATGAGAAGGTAAAACTTCCCTATATGAATGTATTCTATCGAATCCCACCTTCTGAAGAAGAATTAGCATCAATACAAGAACAGGTTCAAGTGTCAATGCAAGAGATGCAACAAGAGATGCAGGTTGCATTTTTAGAAAAACAAACCGAGATGCAAGCGGCTGTTGAGGCTGAGCAGATGCTCCCTGAAAGAATGCAGCTTGAGCTTGAAAAAGAACAAAAATTAATGCAGAAACAACTAGAATCTGCCTATCAAGAGCGGACTTCTCAAATGCAGACTGAGGCATCTAAGGTAGAGAATAAGGTTATAAGTGAAAAAGAATATAAGATTCTTGAGAAAGATGCTACATTTTCTGCCATGATTGTAGATGCCGTTAAGTTTTATGACGATAGATTGAAACAAACTATTGTTGTTGGGGATAAGACTATCTCTGAAATATTCTTACCATCGCATGTTAAAGATTATCCATTAATTCCTTTTCATTATAAATGGACAGGCACCCCTTATCCTATTTCAGCTGTATCTCCTTTAGTAGGTAAGCAGCAAGAAATGAATAAAGCGCATCAGCTTATGGTGCATAATGCGGCTTTAGGCTCATCACTTAGATGGATGCATGAAGAGGGAGCTATAGACAAGGACTATTGGGAGAAGTATTCTTCTGCTCCAGGAGCATTGTTACCAGTAAGGCCTGGTGCCGCAGCTCCCTCACCTGTAATGCCAGCACCTTTGAATAATGCATTTTTTAGTATTGTAAATGAAGGTAAACAGGATATGGAATATCTAGCTGGTATATATTCTTCAATGCAAGGAGATACTGGTGGGCAACATGATACATATCGTGGTATGTTAGCTATGGATGAGTATGGAACTCGAAGAATTAAATACTGGTTAAATAACTGCATTGAACCTGCACTTCGTCAAGTAGGCAAAGTAACCGCACAGTTCTCTCAAGCAGTATATACAGCTCATAAAGTATTTAGAATCGTACAGCCTAATAATGAAATGAAGGAAGTAGAGATAAACCAACCTATGTATAATGATATGGGAATAGGCATAGGTAAATTCATGGAATACGAAACAGCTAAATTTGATGTAAGAATGGTTTCAGGCTCTACTATGCCAATAAACAGATGGGCATATCTAGAGGAATTAAAACAGTTAATGCAATTAGGTGTTGTAGATGATGTAGCAGTATTAGCTGAAACTGATATTAGAAATAAGGATAAGATTATGCAGCGTAAGAGTATAATTAGCCAGCTTCAAGGACAAATAGAATCATTAGAAGAAGGTATGTCTGATAAAGATGGTGCTATTGAAACACTCGAACGACAACTTATCCAAGCAGGAATTAAATCTAAAGTACTTCAGGGTGCTATGGAAGTTAATAAGAAAGTAAATGACACTAAGGGTCGAATTGAAAAGAGCTATATTAAAACTGAAGGCCAGCAGCAGACATTAAGAGATAAAGCTAAGATAGAAGCTACTTCTGCCTCTCAGGAATTTAAGCAAAGTATGGCCAATTTGACTAAGAACAATAAACCTTCGTAAGTTACGAAGATTGGAAGGAGCCAATTATGGCAAAGAACGAAAAAGGTGGTAACCTTGATATAGAATCCGTCATGCAAGGCGATGATTCTAATGCAAGCTCTCCAGATTCATTCTTCGACAAATTAGAAGATAAGGTAAATGGAGCAATAGTTGATGAAATTTCCCCTACTGGTACACAGCAGGTAACCTCTGAGAAGAGCCCCTCTTTGTCTGGTGACAGTAAGGAATCTCAAGTAGAACAACCCCAAGTCGATAATACGGATTGGAAGAAGCGGTACAGCGATTCTACTAGAGAAGCACAGACGATGGCAGCCAAGCTTAAAAAGCTTGAACCTCTAAATCCTCTGTTAAAGGTCATGGAAAAAGACCCTAATCTAATTCCGTATATTAAGGACTATCTCGAATCTGGTGGTAAACCTGATGCGACCGTCCAAAGTAAACTTAAGTTAGATGAAGACTTTGTCTTTGATGGCCATGAAGCTGTTACCAATCCTGAATCCGATTCTGCTAAAGTGATGGGCCACATGGTCAATCAACAAGTAGAGAAACGAATGCAGACTCATGTAAAGAGTGAGCGTCAGCGAGTACAGAAAGCACAAATCGGCCAAAAAATGAAAGCGGCTGAGGAAGACTTTAAAGGAAAGCATAACCTCACTAATGAGCAATTCAAGGATTTCCAGGATAAGGCCAAAGGGTATAAAATGACTTTGGATGATGCATATTGGTTGGTTAACCGAGATAAGGTCCAACAAAATATAGCAAACAATACCAAGGAAGATACTCTTAGGCAGATGAAGAATGTTCGGAACATTCCTCAAAGTAATAGTGGTACTAACAATGCTGGCAATATAAATAAATCTGAAGGTGATAAACTTTTAGATGCATTAAAAAGTGTTGATGGTGGACTAAATATCTTTGGAGATTAGTTCTATTAATCTAAATAAGAAAGTAGAGGTTATAAATCATGGCTGATTTATTTCAATTAAGTGACTTAACTGTCACTGATGTAGCTTCGCCTTCGTCAGATGGGGCGACAAATACCCCCACTGGTGACCTGCGGAGAAAATATGCTTTCGGGAATCAAGTGTCAGAGCTAGCAATATCTCAAGACCCATTTTTCCGTTTTGTAAGCATGGTGAGTAAAAGACCAACTGATGACCCTTCGTTCAAATTTACTGAACGCAGAGGCTCTTATCATAAGCGATATGGATATGTGACTGGCTGGGGTGCTACTGAAGGTGCCGTTGCTTCATCTCAAGCAACAGTTACTCCGACTACTATGTTGGATGGAGCTGGGGATGAATTATGGGTACAAATGAAGACTGACTTTAAATCGTCAGGTAATGTTCAACATATTCAAGGCCAATCTGATATGACTGTAGGTGGAGCTGGCACAAAGCCAATTTTCTTTCTACCTAATCAATTGGTTAAAATTCCATTTGCTGCAGGCGATGCTGCTGATAGCGCTGCCCTAGCATTTGATGTTGAAGATTATATTGTTGGTAGAGTTGCAGAAGTTAAAGATGATGCTAGTGATGCTTTAGCAGTTCTTTTACGACTTGTAGTTGTTAGACCCTTATCAAGTACAGGGAATAATGAACTTGCTGGGTGGGGTGCAACTGGAAGTGCTGAAGAGGCTATGGATATCTTAACTGCAGCTCAATATGCAGCATTTAATATTCATGACCAATTAGAGCGTGCTCGTTGTTATGTTGTAGGTTCTGCTCATTCTGAAGGCTCTGGTTATCCAGAAACTTGGGAAGACCAGCCATTTACAACTGGATTTGGATATACTCAAATCTGGAAGACTTCAATGGCAATGACTAACACTGCTCGTGCAACTTCACTAAAATATGATTCTAGTGAGTGGGCTCGTGTGTGGAAAGAGAAGCTAATTGAGCATAAGTGGGATATTGAACAATCATTGTTATTTGGCGCACAAGCTAGTAATGGTGGTATTAACTATACTCAAGGTGCAGTTGACTTCATCTTAAGTAAAGGAAATGCATTCTCATGGACTACTTCTAAATCTCAAGATGATTTCTTAGATGACTTGTCAAACTATCTAGACCCTCGTTATAACAACGGTAATGCTACTGTATTCTTTGTGTCTACAGATGTGTATAACTGGTTACATAAACTTGGTGGTTATGCTCTATCAAACATGAATGCTGATGGGCGTGCAGCATCTGTTCAGTCAAGATATAATGCCGACCTTGGCGTATCTGGCAAGAAGAGTGTATTGGGTCTTGGTGTGAGTGTTATTAATACTGTTTATGGTGACATGAACATAGTACGAAACATTCACCTAGATGGAACACATGTTAAGATTCTTGCTTGTGATATGAAGCAATGTTCATATAGACCACTAGTTGGTAATGGTGTCGACCGTGATACAGCAGTGTATGTAGGTGTGCAAACACTTGAAAACTCTGGTGTTGACCGTAGAGTCGATTTAATTCTCACAGAAGCTGGTATGGAGTTCAGTATGCCTGAAGCCCATGCTGTGTGGACTCAAGGTTAGAAAGGGGGATTGACTTATGGCTAATCCAATGTATGGACAAAATAAAGCTGATGATGCTTTAAATAATGTCGTCCTCAGTCGAGGATACACAAAGATAACTGCTGGCGTCACTCTAACTGGTGAAGATGGTGGAATCATACACATTGCTGATGCTGATGCATGTGCTATTGTTTTGCCTGAAATCACAGGTGCCTTAAATGGATTGGAATTTAAATTCATTATGGCTAATGATGCTGGTGGTAGTATAACTATTACTTCTACTGATTCTTCTGGTAATTATTATCAGGGAACAATAGCAGTACATTCAGTTGATGCTGATGATGGTTTTGCAGCTAATGGTACTAGTAATAATATTATTACTATGAATGCTACTACTACTGGTGGATTATTAGGTTCTGAAGTTAATGTAAGAGCTTATAGTGGTATAGGTTGGTTAGTTTGGGGCAATGTGCTAGGAACTGACGCTACTGGTGCAACACCATTTAGCGGTTAAG